GTCTTTCTATCAACATCCAACTTCTTTAATAGTGAGGTCAATTTCTTACCACCACTATTGCAAGTCCAACAATGCCATTTTTGGGTTTCTGTATTAACTTGTAATTTTTGTTTGTGGTGATTACAAAATGGACAATAAAAAGCTAACTCATTTCCTTTCAGATTGAGATAACTACCTAAAACGCCAGTTAGGGTAGATACGACTATATTCTTATCATTTTGCTTCAACACCCTTTAAATATACAACAAATATTTGATATTTCCAAATATTTTAAGGTCTATTTTCCTCTAAAAACCACTCTTCTGGGATGAATTTATCGGCATATTTAAATCCGTTTTTTTCACACCACATTCCGTATGTAGTTTTAGAGTTTTTACTGATTTTGTTCTTTGAATTGGAAAACACAAAACGAATATCCAAATTAGGATTTTGTTCTTTTACTAATTGGTGTTTTTTACGGTCGGCAGCCACAAACCTACCTTTTGTTTCTACCCTGATACCATTAGGTAACTTAAAATCAGGATGATAATTATGAGTTGAAGCAGGGATGATGTATTCAACTTTTTCAGTTTCATATTCTACTTTTATTCCTCTGCTTTCTATTTGAGATGATATAGTTTCTTCTAAACCAGATTTAAAACCATATTTTTGTGCAACCCACTTTGAGTTTTTCTTTTTTGTAACTTTTTTAACCATTAAATTTAATCTCTTTTTACATTACTGCTATAAGTCTTTCCCTTTGCATCACTATATCCACCAGCATAAGGACTTCCACCACCTAAATCACCAAGTTTATATCCTGACTTTAATTTTTCTGGAGTTAAAACTTTTAAATCTGGGTCTTTACTATCATCAATACTATAAGGAGTTCCTGCAGAATCTGCGTTTGGTTTTATTGTATCAGTTTTTAATTCTGATTTTTTGCTATTGTATAAATCTAAAATACTTGCCATTGTTTTTGTTTTTGTTTTATATAAATATAAGATTATGTATCAAATCGTACAATAAAGTTTACAGGTAAATCCGAATAAGATTTAATTGGTTTTGGTAATTTTGCAACAGCTACCAATTGACAATCATCATCGTATAATCCAATTGTTGTAATCATAGGTGTTAAGAATGAACCGGTTGTGTCAATGGAACCACTCATATCACCATGTTCAAATCCGGCTTTAACATTTCCAACCGAACCACTAAATGTATAAGTGTAGTCTAAAGAACCGGTACCATTTTCCGATGTAAATGCTTTCTTAATATAATTTACACCGGGATTAGTAACAATTCTTGTAGTTTTACCATTTGAACTTAAATGTAATTCGGTTTCTCTACCAATATTAACTACTGCAGACGGGTTTGTTGAAACATTAAATTCATCTTGCTCTGCAATAAGTAAATATTCATGTTCATAGATTGTTTGTGTAGACTTAAATGATATTTCCCAATTTGATGTTAATGCATTTGTTACATTTCTTGTAAATACCAATAAACCTTGTGAATAAAATACATTACCTGCTCTATTAGTTCCTGCAGCACCTTCTAAGAATGTTGCATTTTTTACATAGATTACACCATCTTGAATGTCCATAGAAGTTATTTCACATACAAATTCTTTTAATGGGTTTCCCAATGATAATGTAAATTCACCAGAATTTATGTCTATAAAATAATTAGATATACTTGATGAATATATACCACCTGCTATATCGGTAAAATTAAATGTACTTCCAGTTAATTCTAAATAATTAAAAAATATTTCAGAACCACCACCCGAAGCAATTAAATTTCCTTTACCATCATCTACAAATTCCGTTGTACCATCCAAAACATATACCGAACCTTTTTTAATAGTTTCACCAACATATATTTGTGGAATAGAAATAACTTTTGCAGAACCACTTAAAAATCTATCTTTGGTTGAATCATTTGTATTATACTCATTGATTTTACTACCAAATCTTAAAAACGGATTATCTTCATGTCCGTTATAAAATTGAGCTCTAAGTTGACCAAATAAAGAATTTTTTTGAATTGATAAATTATTTCCATTTGTTAGGTCAGTTGAATTTTCATCTGCAATTAATAAATCAATTTGAGTAGAACCACTATTAAAGTTCCATTCTTTATAGGCTTTAAACGGCCTAATACTAATATCTGATTTTGGTATTCTTTTTAACATATCGTATATAAATATCTCAAAACTAAAAACCCACCAAATCCGGTGGGTCATAGTTTTTATTTTATTCTCCGATTAGAAGTCTAATTTAACTTTGATTGCTACTTCTTTATCAAATGATTTTTCAACTGGTTTAGAAGTTTTTGCAACTGCTAATAATTCATTTGCGTCATCATATAAACCAACAGTTGTAATATAAACATGTGGGTCGTTTTCAAAAATAGTTTGTGTAAATTTACCCACTGAACCTGATACAAATGATGGGTTATTTGAGAAATTGAATTCTCTATTGTTTGCTCTTACAAAATAATGAGATGTTGAAACATTTTCAGTTCTTCTTGCTTCAAAATTTGCACCCTTTTTAATTGCGTCAAATAATTTTAAAGAACCAGATGATGAACCTGATTGATGGTATTGACCTACCGATGAAGTTAAGGCTGCACTAAGATTTAAATCTACTGATGAAGACAATGCCAATGGATTCAATAATAAAATACCCATATCAGGATAAAATAAACCAAAACCATCATTGTTACTTCCTGTTGTATATGCAGTGATTGATGCTGATACAGATGTTCCAATATTCAATGAACCTTTTACTAAATTATATACTCTACCCGCAGTAGTTACTGTTTCACCTGTTCCACCACTATCATCTATTAATGTCAAACTTCCTTTTGAACCTGAAAGTGTTAATGAAACATTTCCTGGGTCTAATCTTTCTTTGTATCTTGCTCTATTGATGTTAATAGCGTAAAAACTATTCATAGCATTTCCACTATAATCTTGGAATTGATTAACACCTGGGTCTAATAAAACATTTGCTAATTGATAGTATATTGCAGTAGTAGTTAATGTAGATGATTGGTCTTGTGTAAGTGTTGGTGCACCATATCCATTATAATCACCATATGCAATTGAAAATTGTACCTCTGCAGAAGTAGATGATGTTGCTTGATTATATACATTTAAATAATAATCTCCAGTATTATCGTTTACTTGAATTGAAGATGTATAAAATGAATATAAAGAACCCGTATCTCCACTCCAAATACCCGAAGTTACTACTTGCGTTCTGTTTGTTACTTTATCAATTGCTCCAAATTTTTTATAGATACCATTTGAAATAGTAGCCATATCGGAACTGATTTGTTCACCTGTTCCTAAAAATTGGTTTACGATTCTAACTAATTCGTTAGTATCAATTGGAGTACCTGCTGTGTTTGCTGCTCCTGCTAAATATTGTGATAGATTACTCGCTAATAACGAACCTCTATTGTCTCTTATTACTGCCATAGTTTAATTATTGTACATATGTTACTGTGATTGGAATAGTTTGTGAACCACCGGTTTCATTACCATAAACAGTTATCGTTGTTTTGATAGTTGATGTTAATGACGGATTTGGAATAAACTTAAATGTTAATCCTTTTGCAATTGCTGCAGTTGCTGATACATCGTCACCAATAAACATTGGAACCGTACCAACATCAGATGTTACACCCTCACCTACAATGTCTCCTGCATTTTTATTAGAAAGGATAATTGTATATCCTAAAGTTCTATTACCAGCTGGTGATGTGGTTGGTGATAAAGCAACTTCACCACTTTTTTGATTTACTGAAATATTAGGAACACCAAATTCAACAACAGGAATTCTAGTTGTATTTTTTGGTAATGTTACTAATTTATATTTCATTACATTTGTTTCATCTGGATTAGCTTCTAAAACTGGCATATTTTTAATTGCCACATCATAGTATGCAGAACCCAACGGATGTGCTGGTTCGTATAAGTTATAATCAATCTCATCATCTGCTAATGCAAATTGAGTAATGTTTAAACCTTGTCCTGCAGCTAATTTTTCTCTACCTTTTTTGGTAAGAATAGCATCAACTGTTAATTCATTGTTACTTAAATATCCCATAGTATTGTATTATTCGTTTGTTATAAATATAGTTTTTATAAAAATTATTACTCAACTTCCAAAATTGGTTCATTTGCTGCTCTACCAGTTTTGTTAACTTTCAATGTATTTGGATTAGTTGCAAACGTTTCAATAGGAGAAGTTCCGTCTAAAGTCGTTGCGGATGTATTTTTTGAACCCAAATAATATGAATTTTTTAATCCAGTTGTTAAATTAGTTATATATTTGTTATGTGTTGGTAAATATCCATCTACCGGAGTTACCGAAACAATATCACCAACAATTGTCGGTGCGGTGGAACCACTAAATGGTTGTACATTTAATTGCGTTTCGGTATAGGCATCAGTTTGAGTATGATAACCACCTCTAGGGTCTCCTACTCCATTAGGTGCGTAATTGAATACAATGATATCCCTATTTTTTTGAGTAGTAATTAAATTAACTCTAACTCTTTCTTTTGTAAGAACATTATCTTTATTGTAATACGTTCTCAATGCCACACCTCTTTGTGCATATAAACCAAATCCAATTTCTTCATAATTTGTTTGACCTACTAATGTATTTGAATTATCCAATTCTACTTGTGATAATATTGTTGCTTTTCCTAACTCTGCGTTAATATCTACTTCTTTTTGATAATAATCACCTGTTGGGATTAAATTATCATTAAAATTAATTGATGTTGTATGTTGATAATTTTCTGCAATTATATTTTGCAAAGAACCGGTATAAATTGTAGCTTCGTATTGATTATTTTCTCCTGATAAATTTTCAAACAAACTAGATGTAAGTGTTACTTCATGTTGAATGGTATCTGCAATAATTGTAGATGTATCTCCATAATGAATATCCGTTTGATATTGATTATTTTCTCCAGATGGTTTTTTATGTGCAACTTTACTTCTTTCTAAGAAATGTGGTTCAATTAATAAACCGGTAGTTGCTTTAACTCTTGCCGGCAACATTTTCTTAATATCTTCAAACATTGATTTCTCATATAATTTGATTAAGTTAATGTATGCGTAAATATCTCTACCATCAAATCTTTGGAAATAGTAATTTCTTAAATCATCTAATTTTGAATAATTTGGTTTATATACATCGGATGGGTCACCTATATAATTATCAATATTTAATCCACCAAATGATTTTGCAATATCCATATTCAATTCTTTTGTAGGAGAAAAGAATAAACCAACTCTATTAGAATCCGTAGGAGATTGGTCAAATGATTTTTTAGTTGCTCTACTTTTTATAGATAAATCAACACCTACACTTCCTGATATTTGTTCCCCAGTTAATGTATATTGTGATTCAAATCTAATTTTATTTGTTGAGTATCTATTTGCTCCACCATCTGGATAATTCATTACAATTGTTCTATCAATTACTTCAAAATTATAAGGATATTTTGTAGTTGGTGTAAATCCATATGTACTTGCTGAATATATTGGGTGTGTATTTTCTGATAATAAATTTACTCCACCTGTAATTGCCAATCCATTTTCAAAATGATTTCTAGTCAAACTTCCACTAAAATATATGTTTGTATCAACATTAATCAAAGAAGATGTACCATTTGTTCCATATAAATTTTTTGGATATTCAAAATCCAATCTAAATATTAAATCATGTGTAGAAGCAGTATAAGAATTACCATTAACCATTTCGGGAAAAGATACATGTTCATAAAATACATTAGTATCCAATTGTTCACTCCACAAACGAACTTCATCTACATTACCAACATAATTTCCCCCCAATTTTAATGCATAACCATCATTCCAAGTTGTTACATTCGATGAAGATATTGATTCTTCAAATATTGTTCTTTCTTTATCCGATTGTCTTAAATCCAATTTTAACCCTTGTGAACCCGAACTTACGGATACACCAAAATATCTTCCGTTAAATAATGGTAACAAAGATGATTCAATTTTATTTGAACCACTATAATTAAATATTACTTTACCATAATCACTATTAGCAGAACCACTTAATTGAACATTCCATTGACTTCCAGAAATGATATTCCATTGATTACCATATGCGGGTTTAACAAATAATTCAACAGTATTTGGTAATCTTCCTTTATCGGTAGTTTGCCAACCAATGTTTAAATATGAACCACTATTCATTACCAAAGCAGTAGTAATATTATTCACTACCAATTTACCTTTAGTTTCTTCAGTAACTTCCGGCCCACCAAACTCTAATATTGAAAGATTTGATGCGGGAATACCATAACAACTCATTAAAGCGTATATTCCTTTTTTAGTTCCTTTATGTTTTAATAAATAAGGTAAATTATTTGCAATTCTTCTCCAAACTTCATAAGTTCTTTGTTTTGCAGGATTTACAAATTTATCATTACCATTTTTATCTTTACCAAAAACATATTCCCATAAATGAGAATCTGCAGCTAAGTTTTTAGCATCCCAACCCATTGATTTTAATGCATCAAATAATAATTTATCGGATATGTTATTTTTTGATTGATAACCCATACCCCTACTTTTTTCAATTGCTTTAGCATGAAAATATATGTTATCAAAATGCTGGCCAATCATTGAAAGAAATAAAAGTAAACTTTCGTTTTCAGTATTATTTACAATAAATTGTGGTATATTATTTTGAACCCAATCAGGATTTTCTATATCATAATTTTCTGCTAATGTAATTAAATTATCATACCAATTATTAACTATCGTATCATTTGACATTAATCTATTACCATTAATATCATAAGGCCAAGTTATTGATGTTGTATCGGTTGCTGTAAATGAAGATGATGTAAATAAGAATTTTTCAAAACCATCGAACCCCTGCAATACTTGATTCTTTTTTGTTATATTTCGTTCAACCTCTTGTTGTGAAGTTAATGAATTAACCCAAGAAGCTGTTTGTGCACTTTCAATATTTTGTTCATATAATTCTATTAATTGTAATTTATAAACAAAATTATTTACTCTCTCTTTTGCTGAACTAAAATGAACAAAGTTTTCCCATAAATAAGATGATGTTGTAGCATATTGTATATTTAAATCATCAACATCCATTATTGACGAACTTAAATATGTAGTGATTAATTGTGTTGATGAAGTAGAACCACTCAATATTAAATCATCCAATGATTCATAATTTGTTGAGTTTCCTGCAACAAAATCTATATCAACATTAAAATTAGGCCCTTTGATTGGAGGACAACTTAAATTATCTTGCTCCGATAATATAACAGTTTCAATTAAAGGATTACTCATTAATTTGGTAATCCACAATGTTGAATTTTCAGATATGTTTGCAGGAAGTGGTGTATACAATCTAACAATTGTAGATTTAATTTCATCTTCTGGTTTTACAATTGTATTTCCTAATTCATCTTGTGATTTTTTAGATAAACTCCAATTATCCTCTTCAAATGAAGAAATTATAATTTGTTCATCATTTCCAAAATTAACTAAATGCGTTAAATACTTACTATCTTTTTCAGGTTCGGTAATTGATAAATTTTGAACAAATGCATCAAAGATAGTTTTTTTAATAATATCCTCATCTAAATGTAATTTTGGATATGTTATATTTGTTGTAATCTCATATTGATTACCTTTCAATTCATTTTCACCACCTCTATTATATGGTGTAAATTGTAGTGTCAATATATTACTACCATTCCAATTTGGATATTTTGTAGATAAATCTCTTAAATTTAAGTTAAATACTCCAGATGGTGGTAAATTTTTAAATAAGTTTATTGCTTTTGCATCTTTGTCAAGTAAATCTACATCTACACTAGTTGCTGCAAATGAATTATATTGTACATCAAAATCAATGTTTAAATCTGAAAAAGATGGTACAACTATATCGGTTGCATGTATAACTTCCGTTATTGATGGAAAATCATTAACTGCAATAAAATTAACTATTATTTCAACTCTATCACCCGTTCCATATAAATCACTAATTGGTACTACATAAAGTTTTTTAGTACCATATACCCCTGCAAAATCTTGTTTAAATGATAACGAAATACTTTTAGTAGAAAAATTTACTCTTAAAGTTTTATCGGTAGAAATATAAACATCTGCAAAATCCATATCCATACTGGTAAATGGTAAATTTACAATTTTATCATTATCCGAATCTCTTACTTCTACATCATATTTTGTTTGGTATAATGAAATTGATGGTTTTGCAATTTGTAATACTTTTTCTATTTTTGCATAAATTACAATTCCACCATTTAATACATTTGCAGGTAATTTAAATGGTTGAGTTATTTCATTCCATTGTGATAAATCCGTTGTTTTTTCAGCTACATTTTTGGATGCATAATATATGTTTGTATATGAATAGTCACTTGGTAAATTTCCTTCTATTGTAAAAATTACTTCACCATTTTTTAATATATTATCACTTATAGATTTACCATCGGTATTACCATTTGTTAATAAAATATGATTTGTTTCAACAATATCTTGTCCAACTACAATATCATATTTTAAAGTTAATACATCACCTAATTCATTTTGAAAATTTGAATCAAATGCAACTTCATAGTTTACACTTTTAACAATCGGTTGAATTGGATTATCTTTTACTACAACATTGTTTTTAAATTTAAATTCTAAAGATATTGTTCCCGTTGTTTTGTCCAAACTACTTAATGTACCTGCAAGAGGATTTAAACCTGCATCATCATAAACATATTCTGTTATATTTATTTTTTCCGTATACTTTACATCATTTGAAGTTAAGTTCGGTGAAAAATTATAATTCCAACTAAATAAATTACCTACGGTATTATTATTTTGGAATCCACCCATTCCATTAAAAATACTTGAATATAAATTATTTTTAATATCATATGGTAATGAATTATCGTATACAAATGTTGGTGTTTGATATGCCTTTTGAACAGTTACTACATAATAATTTTTAGAAATTTTTCCATTAATATTTGCACGATAAGTTCTACTACTTCCAAATGTAGTTGCAGGTGAATAAAGTTGAGTACTAGATAATCCAATTCCAACACTCATATCATTATCAAAAAATTCAGCCGCTTCGTTTGATAATAAATTTACTTTTAAATTTCCATCATCAATATAAGATGGTGGTACAAAAGTTGGATTTGGTGTTGTTGGTGGTACATAAGTTCCTCCTCCACCAGTTCCGGCAGAATCTTGCAAAAATGGTTGATATACACCACCATCATATGGATTTGGGTCTACTGGACTTCCACCAAATCCATTATCAAATACTTGATTATTTACATTTTGCATTTATTCTTTTTTATAAATATTTTCTTTTATTTTTTATTTTTGTGCTTCTACAAGAATTGGTCTTTCAATTCTACCACCATTTCCGTACATATCCAATCTATCCGGTGATGTGGTATCAATATATCTACTACTACCACCACCAACCGTACCACCATTATTTACACCACCTTTTGTTGGTGCCGGTGGTTCTGGTGTTGGCTGTATTACAATTGGAACCGTTGGTTGTGGGTCTATTGGAGATACTACTACCGGTGGAACTGGAATAATTGGTTCAATTATATCGTTAAATATTGCATTAACTTTATTAGGTGAAAATACATTTCTTTTTAATGTAGTAGGTGTTGTAAATGAATCTAAATTATTTTTAATTTGTTTTTGTAATTCTGTAATTTTAAATTCCGTTGGGATTGATTGTAATCCCAAATCTCTTCTCTTTAATGACCTTAAATTATAATTTACGGAATCTATTAATATGCTTATAGTTTCATCTATCAACATAATAAAATCATATTGTTCACAATCCTCAAATCTAATTTCAGATGGTGTACCATAACCAGCTTCACCTATTTTATAATATTTGTTTGTCAAATAATATGTAACAGATGTTTTAAAATCTGACATTATTTGTTTTTTAGTAAGTCCAAATTGACTTAATCCAAAATCTATTTTTACTGTATTGAAAAAATCTTTTCCAAATTGGGATTCAATTGTAGAATCTATTTTATCTAAAAAATTATTTTCAAATGAATTTAAAGAATCCAAAAAAGCTTTTTTATAATATTTAAAATCTTTATTTAAATTTTGTAAATTATTAAATTCATATGTAGTTTGTTTATTTACATTCTCATCTTTAGTTTTTAAAGGCAAAATACGAATTTCTTCTCTTGATGGTGAAATTTCTTGTATCCAAACTCGTTTCATTTCATCGTTTGTACCAACTCTAAATCTTACAAAATTTAAATTAACTTTAAGAATACCATTTGTAAATCCCAATGTATTTAATAATTTTTCAATATCAATTGCAATTTCTTTTTGACCACCTGCATTTGTTATTTTATACATGTAGTTTTTAATATCACTTTTTATAATATACGCAACATTGTTACCAGATTTTTGTGGTAATAAATTATTATTGATATCATAAACCGATACTTCCATTACATCATATTTACAATCACCAAAATCAGTTTCTTCTATTTGTTGATTTTTTGATATAATAAATAAGTCGTCTAATTGAATAAACTTACCCTCATTTTCGGTATTAGAATTTATACCATCTATATTTGTATATTTTTTAATGCTCATATATTAATTTATTAAAAAGATGATGGGTGCATTATTTGTACTTTTGATTTATAATCTTTTCCTTTTTCACTACCATCCGCACGTTTAACATTTACTGTAAATGTACCATCGTATTCTTTACTATGGTCTCTACTACCATAAGAACATCCTGACAAATTAGCTTTAAGTTTAATAGTTTTTTTAGCACCTGCTTCTAATGTGAAATTATTTTCTGGAATAGTTAAGAAATTTTGATTTGCAGGATGATTATGTACTAAAGTTATAGTTACCGGACTATTATCATTATTAACCAAATCCAATGTATTTCCCCATTCAAATAATGTATATCCTGTATTATTTTTAAATCTTACTCTAATTGTATTTCCTTCAACAGTATCTTTTGGACTAAATTTTGAAACTACTACATCATTTACAACATCACCACCCGCTGCAGCGGCTGCATTAGCCGTATTTTGTTGAATTATTTGTTGTTGTTGAACTGCTCCTAATTGTGATTGTAAACCTTCAATGATTGCGTTTAAAGAATCAATTTGTTTAATCAACGCCTCAATTTGAGCTTTATATCCAGCATTTTGTGATTGTAATGAAGCTCTCAAAATACCTTCATCTACTGATTTTTGTAAAGCAATACTAATTGATGACGCAAATTCACCAATGGTCAGACCCAATACAGACATTTGATTTTGAAGTACATCATTTGTTTGTTCTAAAACCAAACGCATATTAACTTCCATCTGCACTTGATTTTCTAATTCACTAATTTGACTATTCAAATCGGAAATTATTGATTCCAAATCTGATACTTGAATTCTTAATACATTTACTTCTTGTACTTTTGCATCATAGATTGGTTTTGGAACTAAATCTAATTTTGGTTTTGGAATATTTGGTTTTAATTCTGTTAACTCAACATTAATAGCTTTTACCAATTCTTCAGTATCTAATTTTGTTTTTGTTAATGGTTTAAATAACAAAGATGATGCAACATTTGTATCATCAACTATGGTTATTCCATAATCATTTTTTGTTATCGCAGCTGAACCCGATATACTTAAAATATTTTCTAAGTCCGATTTTCTTTTTTCGGATAATTTTTCAGATATTGCTTCTAATGATGTTAATGCCATTATTCTACTATTTCAAATTTAAATTTATCATCTATTATAGTAGATATTCCGTTTTGAATTATTTTCAATTTTAATATATAAGTTCTTCCGGCCGGAAGAGTATTTAAATCTACAATAAAATAATTTGATGTTGAATCACAACTTATTTTTGAATAATCTCCAAAAGGAATTACTACTTCATTTGTTATATAATCTTCTATTTGATAATATGTTGTATTTGGTAAATATTTATTTTGGTCGTATGCAAATGTAGTACCAAATGATTTAAGTGGGTACATATCTCTACCTTTAACTTTCAATTTGATTTTACTATCTTTCAAATATTCAGTTTTTAAATTAGTTACCACCACTTTATAATCATCTTGTGCCGAACCTGTTACAGGACTTAAACTACCTGTATTATATAAACTATCATCCCAAACTATTTCTAATTTTGGTTGATATATTGTATTTGTTTCTTTTGAAAAGAATTTAAGAATACCATAGTCTAACGAATCGTTTTCATTATCCAAACCATGATGAATTATAAATCCATTATTTGGTAAAGAACCAGTAATTAAATTAGTTAAAATATTTGTTACATCAATTCTAATGTCATCTATTTCATTATCAAATGATTGTGAAGCCTGTGATGCCGTATACCAAGTACCACCTTCTGCATTTGCTGAACCTGTTGTTCCTGTTGCAAATATTGCCGTTCCACCTATAACATTGTCTTGCCAAGTATTAATACCATCTCTATATTTCCAACTAATACCATCGGATGTTACATTATCAAATTTTGTACCAGTTCCCATAGTCCAACTTTGAGAAACTGCGTTTGCATAAATTGTATATTGTAATGGAATTTCTTCGGAGTTAGCAGCTTTTAAACTAATAAAACCTTTCCAACTTCCACTAATTTCTCCACTATGAATTGATGCCGATAATTGGTTTATATCAAACTTAATAAAAGTTCTAGCAATATCTTTTGTAGAACCATAGTAAAGTTTACCAATTTCCAACATTTCATCTCTACCTGCGTTTTGTTCAGGTTGTTGTAAATAAACACTTGCGTCGTATGATGATGTATAAAATTTATGCATTATAAAGCCCTCCCTTTTATGTCTTTTGTTGGATATTTAACTTCGAAAATGCAAGGGTCTAATGATGGATAAATTACTTTACCCTTTGTTGCAGAATCTATGTTATATTTGTTTGGTGAATAATTACCGTCACCACCACATAAGTTTGAAATCTTTACGGATGGTACACTCATAACTCCTTCTACATTTGCTAATATTAATTCTATTTCAGAAACATTAATTGGTTTATTAAATGTCCAATTATCTATATCAAAATAAGATTGTATTTCAGTTAAACAATTTGCAAGAACTTCTCTTTTATTATAATTAGAATATGCAATTATTTCAAAATCAACACCTATATTAACTATAAAACCATCCATTATATTAACAGCGTCAGTCATCATTCTATATTCACCTAAATAAGTTTTAAGATTTTGTTTAACTGCTTGGTTTACTTGTGTTAATTTTTTATTACTATCATATCCCAATAAGTACATATTAATTGCAAATGGATTATTTACTTCTGCATTTGCATTTTTCTTTTGAGATAAATATTTTACTAATTCTTTTTGTATTTCTGAAGATTTTTTATCTTTTAATGATTCAACTACACCAACAAATTCTGCTATGTTTTTTGGACTAGCTAAAATTGATGCAGGAGAATTATTATCTATTTCACCATCGGGAGAAACATATACTTTAGTTACACTACCATATCTTTCCGGCATACTCAATGCTCTTACAATATAATCTTGTCTGGTTACTGCTCTATTTTGAGAACCAAACATTGCAATTGCGTTTTGTCTAATTTCTTCAATTGTTTCAGCACCTCTACCACCAACTGCCGCTTCTAAATTTTCAACAGCAACGGTTGTTCTAATATCTAAATAAGATGACCTTTCTGCGTCTGATGCAAATGATAATAAATCATCTTCAAATTCTATTTTTTGAATATTTGTTAAATCACCAGTATTGATATTAGAATCTACACCACCACCAACTAAATATTTAACATTTAATGATTTTCCAACCGGAGTTATACCAAATGTATTTGTTTTTAAAAAATTAGATGGGTCTATTCCTTGATTTAATCTTTCAATTGAATTTGCTAAACCTAATCCTATGTTTTTTGAATTTGGTAATATTTGTTCATCATTCATTGTAGTATCTCCACTTCCAAATTGTAAATCCATTGTATTATTTGAATTTACTTTAACTGCAAATCTATGTGGTACTTTTTGTACTTCTAAAATATATGGAACAGATGTTGTATCTGCAGCAGAATATGTAACACCATCCGTATTTGCGGTTGTGTTTGGTTGTTCTACAAATATACTTTCCTGTGCTAAATATGGAACTTCATACCATTTAACCGAACTACCATCGGATGTTACTGATGTTATTTGAATTATATTAGTATCGTTTAATGTTATTGATGGATATTCCGTATATGTACCAAAATCAAAGTTAGCACTTTTTTCACTTGCTGAAATTGCTTTTACTTTTTTTGTAATTAAATATTGTGTTGGAACACCCGTTGTTGGTTCTCTTTCAAATACTTCAATTTCTCTATCCGTTGGATTTGCAAAATCAACTACATCGGTTGTTCTAAATACTACATTTTGATTTGTTGTAGATTTAACTTCTAATCCTGCTTTTATTTTTAAATAAAATTTTTCATCCGGCCCATTATTAATACCCGATTCATTATTTGACAAACATAATTGATATACCGTTAATGTGGTTACTGCCGGCGATGTTACTTTTGGTTTATATCCCATTGATTGAGCCAATGCTACTACATTTTTTCTTTCCGATGCGTGGGCTAACATTGATTCTTTTAATTGAGTATCTTGATAAAAAGATAACACATCACCCATTGCAGCTGCTTGTTCAATAAACACCATACCAGGTGAAGCTTCATTAAAATCAGAATATGTATTTGGAAAATATGTTTTAGTAAAATCAATAAGATTCTGTCTAAAGCTTGCAAAGTCCTTTCCTATATAACTTAATGTTTTGTTACTTCCGAAATTTTTATTTATAGGTTTAATCGCCATTATTTATTTACATTTATAGTTATTGTTTCAGTTAAATTTGGATTAGATGTTAATGCAAATTTTATTTCTAATATAATTCTATTTAAGTCTATATCATTATCATCATAATCAAAAATAATATTAGTTATTGTCAAATATGGTAACCAAGTTTCAACTGCATCTAATATATAATTTTCAATTTGATTTTCAATTATAGAACCATCCATAGGTTCAAATAATACTTTCCAAACATCACAACCAAAATCAGGTTGCATTAATCTTTCACCTTTTCTGGTTAATATTAAACTTTTGATGTTATCTTTTGCTTGATTTAAAGTTGTATAATTTACTGCAAATACTCCACCTTTATCAGAACTTTTATTGATTCCAATACCAAGTATTTTGTAGTCATTTTGAGTTAAATCATTTACTTTAACTTTACCAAGCTCTATTGCCATTATTTAAATCTTTTTACCAATTCCGAATAATCTCTTGTTAATGCTTTTACTGTAGCATCAGCCAATGCATCTCCGGTTGGTTGTAATTGTTGAGGAATGTTTTGAGGTACTTCCATATCTCTATAATCCATTGTTTCCCAACCATCGGAATCCATACTCATTTGTGGTTGAATCATATCCAATACACTACCACCAGTACCAGCTACCCCACCCTCTGCTCTTTGTTGTGCAGTGAATGGTTGTGTTTGATTTAAAACTTCATTTAACATTGGATTGTTTGTAAAAACTTTTTGAGGTCTTTGTTGTACAATCGGTTGTTGTTTTTTAACAGGTGCTTCATATTGATTTACTTCTGTTAAATCTTTTAATGAAGGAGTTGATGGTTTCTTTTGTGTGTTTAATGTAACTGCACCAGATTTAATTAGTTTTACAAGTTCTTCTTTAACTTGTGTTTTAACTTCGTTTTTTACAACTTCTTTTATAAGAGTTAATAAAATTTCTGATTTCATAAAAAATTATTGTTGTTTTATTAATAAATATTGATATTTTAGTTTATTTGGTAAGTTAGAAATTTTATAACATTTGTATATTTGGTTCAAAAAGGTTTTTATTTTTTTGAAAATCCGAATCTATAACTTTTAATTTTCTTGAACTTTCAATACTTCTTGAATCTTTCCCAGCTTTAAAATTATCATACAAACTGGAAATATATTCTCCCAAATTTACCTCACCGGTTTTTTTATAATGATTTACTAACCTTTCTTCAGGAGTACCTGGTTCTTGGTCTAAATTTTCAAAATTTCTACCTTCTGCTTCAGCTTTTTCTCTTGCTTTTTTATTATTTTCATTTATTAGTGCATCTGCAGTTGTTTGTTGTGTAGATGCAAAAAATGAAGCTAATGTTAAATGTTGTCCTTCTTCATGTTTAGATTCTACACTATGTGCAAATTCTGAAACTTTACCGACCAATGCTGCAGCTAATTCTACATGTGAATATGCTTTTATAGTTGGAATTGGATTACTAATTGGTTTGACAATATATGCTGCCCAAGGTAATACTCCTGGTAAAGGTGTAGGGCCCGTTGCTGCATAATTACACCACGCAGTTAATATACCAGCAACAGTTAATAAATGTATTGCAGCTGATGCTATAAAACTTATTAAAAATGGTGAAAATTGAGAATTTGATTTAACTACTATTGGTGTCCAAATTCCTGAAAAAAGACATAAATTTGCAGTTATTACGGGAGGTGTTGGAATAAATTCACCTTTACCTACAATTGCTTCTCCTATTGCACCTAATTTTTCTAATTTACTACTAATAAAATGATTTGCAGAATGAATTAAATTTGTACCTGGAATAGTTACGGGTTTTGGTAAAAATGATTTTATATTTTTTACTCCAACAAATGGTACACATGGTTGCGTTGGTGCACCTAATGTTCCTTTACAAGATAAAAAAGCCGAACCCCAATAAGCTTTCATTGCAGGGCCTATATCTCTAAGCAAATCACCATTCTCAGTTTCTCTTGTTTTTAATAATATTGTAGTAAGTACAGCTTTCATAATACTAACATGTCCTCCACCTTCATGTATATAACCACCACCAAAAAGAGTATTACCATTTCGAATAGTTTTATCATAATTATCACACAACGAATCTGCAAATGCAACATGATTCAATAATTCAAATGTTTTATTTACATTTTCAAAATGACCTAAACCTGTTAATTCTGCTGTTAATTCTGCACCGGCTTTTGTTAATGGTACTCCAAATGCAATAAATCTATTTTCAGCCATATCAATTTGCATATTAATATAAAAATCCGACCAACTATTATAAACACGTCCTTCTCCAGGCATTTGAAAATTTATTTTTCTCAAACCTCGTGCACCACGTTGAAATAAATTTTTACCACCACCTGCAATTTTTGAACTTACTTTAGAAGTTGCACTGGCTATTTTAGAACTTGCATTTGCTGCAGCTGCCATAAATTTAGAATCTGCTGCGGCAATGGCAGTACCTATTCCAACAGCTGCGGTACCAAATATCACTCCACCGGTAATTGCTTTTGAATTTGCATCATTTACTCTGGCCTGTTCAAGTGCTGCATCTGCTGCTTTTTGTTTTGCATCATTTTGTTGTTTCCACTTAGCTTCTGCTGTATTTTGTAAATCAATTGATGGCATATTTTTATTTACTTAAGTAATTCGTTGATGATAATATATCTCCCAATCTACTTTTTATATCTTTAAATGCAGCTTCGTTTAATGTTGGTTTAACGGTTTGACCTGCAGGTGTTAAATATTGTTGTGCAATAATTGCATCACATAATTGTTGTAAAATTAAAACTAAATCACCACCCAATACCATATGTTGTACCGAAGCACCCGCATCACCTATGCCGGCATCTTTACCTAAAAAGATATTACCACTTTCACTATTTAAAAATATTTTTGAATTATTATGTAGTGTTATTTCACCACCGGCTTTTTGATAAATATTCCCTGCCGCATCTACACTCCAGTTACCATCGGTAATTGTTCCAGTATTTCCTTTACCAAATATAATAAATTCACTTGCCTTTGCAGATAATATAATTCTGTCTGAATTTATAAATAATTGATTGCCTGTTAATTTTTCATTTGATGGGTAACCACTAAATCCAACTTTTGCAACACCAAT